TGTGTCACCAGTAATAGTTAACGGAGTACCGTCTACTATGCCCTCAACTGTTCCTGTTATTCCTACAGCAAGAGTTCCTGATGTATTTCCTGATACTGCAAGATAATGTAAATCAGCAGATGCTCCAGATCCGTCTTGTCCATAATTTCTAATTGGGAAAGAACCACTTGTAGTACCAGCGATAGTACCTCCCACAGTTACTGGTCCTGTTTGACCTGCCCATTGGATTGGTAGGGGGTCTGTAAGGGTTACTCTTTTACTTTGTGTAGTATCTCCCCAAACTACTTTTGACATAGAAACATGAGATGCGGTAAATCCACTACCGTCTGTTCCGTAATCTGTACTCATACTTGCAGTATTGCCAGTAATGTCAATAGTAATGTTTGATGTAATGTCAGCCATTTTTATAAAACTCCAAAATTTTATTTGAATTAATTCGTTATTGGGTTATATTATATATAGCAAATAATACCGATAACGACAGGAGGATTATAATTATGTTGATTGATAAAGATATGCAAAATAATTTTGTCAAAGATGTGGAAAAATATGTAGAAAATAGGGGCGGTACTTATATTGATGCTATTTTGACTATGTGTGAAAAATATGGTATTGAGCCACAAATTGCAGCAAAGTTTTTAACAAAGCCTATTATCGAAAAGGTGGCAATTGAAGGAATAGATATCAATATTCTTAAAAAGAAAAACTCAAAACTTCCAATTTAATAGTTGACTGTTTTTAGTTTGATAGTATTATATACATATAAAGTTGTGGTAGGGGAGTACCCTATCGAGTATCAGAACACGGTAGTTCCGTGAAATAAAAGGAGACATAATATGTCATTTGCTGATTTTAAGAAGCGTTCACAATCAAGTATTGATGAACTAACCAAAAAAATTGAAGAAACAAATAAGAAAGAATCTTATACAGATGATCGTTTCTGGCGGCCAGAATTGGATAAGTCTAGTAATGGATATGCTGTTATTAGATTCCTTCCTGCACCAGAGGGTGAAGATTTGCCATTTGCGAAATATTATTCACACGGTTTTCAAGGTAAGGGTGGATGGTTTATTGAAAATTGCCCAACAACTCTTGGACAAAAGTGTCCGGTCTGTGAAAGCAACAGTGAACTTTGGAATAGTGGTGTAGAAAAGGATAAGGATATTGCTCGTAATCGTAAGCGTCGAATGCATTATGTTTCGAATATTCTTATTGTGAGTGATCCTGCTAATCCTCAAAACGAAGGTAAGACTTTTCTGTATAAGTACGGAAAAAGAATTTTTGATAAGATTAATGAATCTATGAATCCTGAGTTTGAAGATGAAGACGCAATCAACCCGTTCGATTTTTGGAATGGTGCAAATTTCAAGTTGAAGGTTCGTAAGGTTGCGGGTTTCATCAATTATGACAAAAGTGAATTTGAATCTACTTCTGCATTACTTGATGGTGATGATGATAAATTGGAAGAACTTTGGAAAAATCAGTATTCTCTTTTGGAATTTACAAATGTTTCGAATTTCAAGTCATATGATGATTTGAAGACAAAACGAGATACTGTTTTGGGTGCTGATATTCGCCAAACTGTTTCTGATAGTGTGTCAACAGCAGAAACTATCGAAGATTCAAACACTACAGAATCGGATAACACTTCTTCTAATGAAGATACCGATGCTCTTTCGTATTTTGAAAAACTAGCGAACGAATAATAATTATCTGTTTTCTCTTATGCGATGAAAGAGAGTCCTTCGGGACTCTTTTTCTTTATCCCAACCTGTATCGCCATTTTGGATATTTATTATATGATGATAATTCATCCAGTTGTCGTTGTTTTTGTTTTCTTGGTGGGGGTGGAGATTTTGTATAAGAAGGAGATCCTACTCCAGAACCTGCTACTTGTTTTGGGTTTTGTTTATTTAATTGTACATTTCCACCACCGCCACGCATTTGGTGTCTTTTTTCATACGCATCTGACAGTCCCATGTTACGAGAATCGTTTATGGTTCTTAATTGAGAATTTTCTTCAATGCTCTTTATTAATGCTATATGTTCTTCTTCTTGATCTGGAAGCACAGTAATGTTTTCATTTTCTAATATAGTATCATGTTCTGGTTGTAATAATGTTTCTTTTCCTAACAATTTTTCTGTCATTATCTCTGTATCAAAATCCGCAGTATCGTGTTCTGGTTGTAATAATGTTTCTTTTCCTAACAATTTTTCTGTCATTATCTCTGTATCAAAATCCGCAGTATCAGCAGTATCAATAACATCATGTTCTGGTTGTAATACAACACCAATTTTGTCTATATTTTCTTCTGTATCTTCTGCGGCTTTTGTGTCTTTTGGGAGAGTTGATTTTGGTATAAATGTAAAATCTACATCACCCATTAAACTTTTAATATCAATAAGGCATTCATATATTTTTTCTAATATTCCAGATTGCTTTTCCGTTGATTCGCCGTCATCATCACCAGTAAACCAATCCCAAACAGCAGACCCAGCATCCTTAAATGTGCCCCAAACTTCACTTCCAATCTCCTTTACTTCTCCCCAAACTTCACCTGCGGTTTCTTTAAATGCATTAAATATATTACTGGCAACTTCTTTTACTTCAGCCCATCCTTCTTTTACAATTTCTAAAGCATTATTTGCCGCTTCTCCTATTCCATCCCAAATACCACTAGCAACATCCTTTACACCACCCCAAATACCACTAGCAACATCTTTTACACCACCCCAAATACCACTAGCAACATCTTTTACACCAGTCCACAATCCCGAAACAGTGTCTGTTATTACTGTCCATGCTCCCTTTGCTATATCTGTTATTGCTCCCCATGCCATTGAAGCACCCTTAAGAAGTCCATCAAGAATACCACTTACAAATCCATCACCTTTTTCATCAAGCCATTCAAATTTAAATGGGTCTTCTTTACCAAGAACCGAAGAAATATCACTTAAGGAATCAGTCATATCCGATGTGTTTGCAGACATATCTTCAAAACCACCACCAAACATTCCTTTTCCTTCAAGAATCTTTGTTGTATCTTCTCCAGCAGATGTTAAATTTTTTATTGGATCGCCAATAGTATCTTCTATACCAGAACCGAAACTTTCTTGCATTACTCCTTTTTGATCTTTTGAAAACTCAGAAGTGAGAGTTTCTTTTCCTAATTTATTTGGTTCCTTTATTTTTCCAAAATCGTCTGGTTGTTCTTCTTTTTTTATATCATTGAGTTCGTTTAATTTTTCTACTTCTATAGTTGCATTATTAATTTTTATAATTTTTTCTTTTCCTATTCCAAACATCCCCCCCAGAAGGCCGCCACCAACACCTAATGCTCCACCACCAAATCCCCCTTCTCCTATTGCAGTACCTAACCCCTTTCCTATACAACCTATTCCTTCACCTAATCCTTTTCCTAAACCACCAACACCTTCACCAACACCCCTAAACATATCACCCATCATGGGTAACATGCTTAGTGCGCCTAGTGCTAGTAATGGTGCTGGCATTTTTATTTTCTCCTATTTCTTTCTTCGTTGACTCTTTTGATGCGTTCGTTCTCTTCGTTTATCCAAGCAACTAATTGAGAAATGTAGATTTCTTTTTCCCAAGGAATCATTGATTCTATTTCAGACAAACTGTATTTATGATGTTGCATTAATTGGAAATTTAATCTATAGTATCCGTATAGGCTCAGGTGACTGAGCCCTATCTGAAAAAATCGAGCAACCCTCTCAATACTGCTTCGTGTTCTTTACCATCCTTTGTAGTATATTTTAATGTATGTTCTAATTTTGGTGATGTAGTAAAAAATTCTACTACTTTTTCATATTGTTCTTTTGTAAAATTATTAACAAATTCTTCCAATTCCGTTTTCGAAATCACATCATTTGTTAAAGTTTCTTCTTTAGTTTCAATTTTCTCAATAGTATTAACTATAAGATCAAACAACGGAACGGCATTTTCATTGTTATGTTCGTTTTTATGCATTCCTTCTATTATGTTAATGGAAGGATATTTCATTGTTATGATAATATCACTTGTTATAGCAATTTCGTTTTTATGATTTTCGTTTCTGACAACTTCTATATCATTAATATTAAGATTTAACTTAATTTTTTCTTTTGTTTCTGGACAAACAAAGGTTGGTGTAAGTATTTCTCCTATTGATTTTGCCCTTAACTGAAGATAAATATATTCAATATCAAACATTGGCAAATCTTCGATGTTATCCATATCATCAACACAAGATTTGATTAGATCTCGTACCGATTTCATTATTACTACTTCATCAGAAGATTCTTTAGCAATTAATAAAATCTTTTCTTCTTTTACTAAAAATGGTCTGAATGTTTTACTTTCTCCAGTAGAAGGAATTGTCAATTCATACTTCGGAGTCGCTTCTTTCAAAATATCTACTAAACTCATACTCTAATCCTTATATTATTTCAAATTTATAGTTTCTATAATTAAATGTTATTTGAATTTTTGCATATTCATTTAACATGCCGTAGCCGTAGTTTGCAGGTATAATAGAAAATGGATATGCTCCTTTTAAAGAATATTTCCCTGTTGGATTATCATTTTGATCCAACACCCATATAAACATATTATAATCACCTGCGGGAATATTTCCTGGAACAATATTTTCATCTTTAGTAATAATACCATCCATCCATTCTTCAACATTTGCTCTTGTTGCTTGAGAATTTTCTAACGGAAATGTCATTACAATTTGGTCGTTGTATAATCTTCTATATGGATATTGTCTAATAGTACCATACATACCATCTGTAAACAAACTAAATGACCTAGACGGTAAAGTTATTGCTTCTGGAAATACTTGAGTTCCTGTAGCCATCGTTACAGCATATCTTGTTGGAGAAGATAATCCTGTTCCGAACATATGCCTGAAATCGGAAATAGATTTATTCATTTTTCCAGAAGAGGGGGAGGGGACAGGTTGTAATGGTGATGGCGGCATATATTTTCCTAATATCTATTTCTATTATTATTTATGCAGAATTTATGGCAGAATATCATCTTCTGTTAAAATAATAAAATTCCATCCTCTTTCTTTGCAAAATTTGTGTGCTGCTTTCCATTTCGCTTCGTTTATTGTAAATGTTATACATTCGTTTATGTAATTTTTTGTTTTTCTTTTTGGTTTTGCTGGAGGAATGGTTTGTTTTTTTGGTTTTACTTCAATAACAACGGTTTTGGTAGATCCGTTGTTCTTTTTCTTTTTAACTATAAAATCAGGAAAATATTTATGATTCTTTCTGTCAATTGATGAATAATACGGAATTATTAATTCTTCACTTCCCCATTTTTCAATATTATCATTTTCATCAAGATAACGACATACCCTTCTTTCCCATAAAGACCTACATATTATGTTCGATGAATCACCAATATATTTGCTTTCGTTTTTGATTTTATATCGTGTTTTATATGCCATATATATTCATAGAATCCTTTATTATTTATGTATATTTGGTGTTATAGATAAAGATAGTATATTAGAAATAGGAAACACTACAACATGCCAAGTTTTATATATCCACCAGCAGATTATCAAGATAGGGATGAAATAGGTGGATTTTTAAATTTTTATGCACAACCCTTTCATCTTACATCAGATGATAGGGCTCAATTTACGGTTGGTAGAGATTCAGATATTGAGATTCATAATATAACTCTTCCATATGTTAATTCGGTTTCTACTGATACTGCAACATGGGATACCGGAGACAATTCTTTGTTTTGGGGGTTTACGGATGCAGACAGTGGATTTGCCGATTGGATGATTGATTTGGGGCATGATTTCGGAGAATTCTTCTCGGGTGCAGGATGGCGTAATGAAATAAACATGGAAGTAAGTAATGCTGGATTTAAAGGTCCTGTTTTACGACAAAGACATTATACATGGAATTTAATAAATCGCTCTGGTGGTGATCATGAAGGTAGAAAAATTGCTGGATTGTGTCGAGCATTTCAAGCATCTGTATATCCGATGATGTCTCCTGATAGAACAGCGGATAATATTGCTAGACCGCCGCCAATGTGGACAGTAACTTATTTCCCTTCTACTAATCCTGACCCATCATATGTTAATAAATATGGCCAACCTACGGATGATGCTACCGAAACACAGAGAGATGGCATCGGGCAAGCGGTCTCGGGCCCGATCTACGGTGGTATAAAGCATTCTATCGCGTCAGGCGCACCTTGGATAAAACCGCAACACCCATCAGAAAAATTTGCAGGACATAATGCATGGCGATGGAACATGGATATGT